GATTGAAGATGCGTTAGTTATCTATCGTATATCAAGAGCGCCAGAAAGACGTATATTCTATATTGATGTTGGTAATCTACCAAAGATTAAAGCAGAACAATACCTTAAAGATGTTATGAATCGTTATCGTAACAAGTTAGTATACGATGCAAGGACAGGTGAGATTAGAGATGATCGAAATCATATGTCTATGTTAGAAGATTTTTGGTTGCCTCGTAGAGAAGGTGGTCGTGGTACAGAGATTACAACTTTGCCAGGCGGCTCTAATCTAGGAGAGATTGATGACATTCAATATTTTCAAAAGAAACTTTACAAGTCTCTAAATGTTCCAATCTCTCGTATGGATTCTGATGCTGGTTTTTCTTTAGGTAGAGCATCAGAGATAACAAGAGATGAATTAAAATTTACTAAGTTTGTACAACGTATTCGTAAGAAGTTTGTTCCTTTATTTACAGACATTCTTAAATCACAACTTTTATTGAAAGGTGTGATTGCACCAGAAGATTGGCCATCAATTCAAGAACATCTTCAATATGACTTCTTACAAGACGGTCATTTTGCAGAGTTGAAAGATGCAGAACTTCTTAATGACAGACTTTCAGCACTTGATTCAATCCAATCATATATCGGTACTTTCTTTAGTAAAGAATATGTATTAAAGAAAGTCTTGCGTATGAATGATGCAGAAATTGCTGATATGAATGTGCAAATTAAAAAGGAACTTTCTGTCGATCCTATGGACGGTGGTATTACTATTCCTGATGGTGGTGATGGAATTACTCGTTACCCACAAGATAGTGGTGGAAACATAGTAACACCAGAAGAAATGCCCGATTACGAAGAACCCGAAAAGGAAGGAGATAAATAATGAGTAAAGAATTTGTAGATGCATTGGCATCAGAAAATAACCTAGAAGCAGAAACAGTTTTTAAAACTGCAATGGCAGCAAAAATTGGAGATGCACTAGAAACTAAACGGTCAGAAGTTGCAAAGACATTTGTGCAACAAGCAAAAGACGAAGCAGCTGAAGAAGAAGTAGGCAATGACTAAGAAATTTGAAGGGGTATATTCATCTGTTGTTGAAAAGGATGAACATAAGAAATCTAAAACATATAAGAAACTTTCTCCAAAAATGAAAGGTGCTGTTGACCAGATTTTTAAGAAAATGGATTCTAAACCTTCGGATTTCCTAAATACTTTTGACAAAACTATTAAAGACGTTTCCAAAAGTTTTAAAGTTCAAGAAAAAGAACTTATGAACTATTTTGAAAAAGAAATGTTATCAATCTAGGAGTGAATAATGGCATTTGCAACACAAACATTAGTAGATTCAGATTTTGAATTAGTTACTAAAACCACTATTTCTGGAACAAACGGAACTGCAACAAAAATTATAGATGTATCCGAAATAGCAGGAGCTGCAACTGATCCTAGAGTGTCTATTGTTGCTATTAGTTGGACAGTTAGTTCTATACTAGAAATTGAGTGGGATGCTACATCAAATGTTACTTGTATGTCATTAAACGCAAACGGCAGTTATAATGGTGGTGGTCAAACATTACCTACTTTAGCAAACAATGCTGGTTCTGGGATTACAGGAGACATTTTCTTTGAAAATGATGCAGCTTGTATCGGAACAGTTTGGATGAAAATGAAAAAAGTATCTGGGTTTGATAACATCACATAGAGGATAGGAGTATGAGTACAGTTAGATTATTTTCAGAAGCAGTAGACCACGATGTAGAATACATCACCGAAGAAAAAGAAGGCGGTGGTAAGAACTACAAAATTCGTGGTATCTTCATGCAGGCTGATATTAAAAATCGTAATGGTCGAGTATACCCTATGGAAGTACTTCAGAACGAAGTATTAAAGTATAACAAGAATTTTATTAAAGAGAAACGTGCATATGGTGAACTAGGACACCCTGATGGCCCAACGGTCAATCTGGAACGTGTATCCCATATGATTACCTCTTTAGAACCAGATGGTAAAAATTTTATTGGTGAGGCAAAAATAATGTCAACCCCTATGGGCGAGATTGTTAAGAGTCTTATGGATGAAGGTGCAAAACTAGGTGTTTCCTCACGGGGAATGGGTAGTTTAGACCAAAAAGGCGGTGCAAGTTATGTTCGGGATGATTTTTATCTCGCAACTGCTGCTGATATTGTTGCTGATCCTTCTGCTCCCAACGCATTTGTTGAGGGTATTATGGAGGGTAAAGAGTGGGTTTGGAAACATGGTCATCTCTTTGAAGCAGAGTTAGAAGACTTAAAACAAAAATTTGATGTGGTTCAAGCAAAAAGAAATCATGTTCAAGAAGCTTTGGAATTTGCTAAGTTCCTCAAAAATTTATAACTTATAAATATAAATACAGAAAAGGTAAGGAGACACCATATGTCCGAATTAGATAAAACAATTGAAGAGCTGGAAGCTGATGTACTTGCAGAACTAGAAGAGGCATCTAGACAGCCTACTGATGGTGCTGCTCCTTCTGCAAAAGCTGAAAAAATCGCTGTGAAAACGCCAGGCGGAGAAGTAGTGGATGGAGGGGCAGCAGTAGTTGACCCAACAGCCAAAGCTTCACCAACAGACGTTGCAGTTAAGAAAGCAAAAGAAGTTAAGAGTGATGCACAACAAAAAGGTTCAGGCAAATCAGATAAACCACAAAAACTCGCAGCTGGTCATGAACCAGAAGGTGAAGAGAGTATAATGGAAACGCCTAAAACCAAAATGGAATACATGACTGCCATGAAAGATATGATGGCTGGAATGGATAAGATGAATAAAGAAAAACTCATGGCAGCATATGAAAATATGAAAAATGCTATGACTTATGAAAAAGCAGAACCTACTGAGGAAGAAACTCAGAAGGCAGAAGCAGTTGAAGCAAGAATCAAAGATATCAACGTCAAAGAAGACGTACAAGCTTTGATGAACGCTGATGACAGTCTTTCTGAAGACTTCAAGGTTAAGGCAGCAACAATATTTGAAGCTGCTGTTAAATCAAAAGTACGTTCAGAAATTGAACGTATACATGAAGAAGTTAGTTCTGAGAAAGAAACCGAAATGGAAACTTTCAAAGAAGGACTTACAGAAAAAGTTGATACATATCTCAACTACGTTGTAGAAACATGGACTAAAGAGAACGAGTTGGCAATAGAACGCGGTTTGAAGGGTGAAATTGCAGAAGACTTTATCTCTGGACTGAAACAGTTGTTTGAAGATCACTACATTGATGTGCCGAATGAAAAATATGACGTTCTTGAAGCACAATCTGAAAAGATTACCGAATTAGAAGATAAGTTAAATGAATCAATTGAGAAATCAGTTAAATTGTCTAACCTAACATCTAAACTAGTTCGCGAACAGGTTATATCTGAGGTTTCCGAAGATTTAGCCGACACAGAAATTGAGAAGTTCAAATCCCTTATAGAAGACGTTGATTTTGGAAATGAAGAATCATTCCGAGAAAAACTGAATACTTTGAAAGAAAGTTATTTTCCTAAAGGTACTGTAGTTGAACATACATTTGATGATGAAGATGGAACTGCCGCCAAGGACATTGATACGACAGGTGCGATGAGTGCTTATTTGTCGGCAATTAGTCGTAATCAAAAGGCAAGTGCATAAACTATATTATACTTGATGTATAAAAATTAATAAAGGAGAAACAAATGTTTCAGACAGAACATCTACAAGAAAAATGGCAGCCAGTCCTAGAGCATCCCGATCTTCCTAAGATCAGCGATCCTTATAAACGGGCGGTTACTACTCTCATCTTAGAGAATCAAGAAAAAGCTTTAAAAGAAGACCGAGGATTTCTCGGAGAAACCGCACCTGTTAATAGCATGGGTGGTGGACAAATGGATACGTGGGATCCGATATTAATTTCCCTAGTACGCCGTGCAATGCCTAACTTAATTGCATATGACGTATGTGGTGTGCAACCAATGACAGGGCCTACTGGTCTTATCTTTGCAATGCGCTCATCATTCCTTTCACAAGACGGTGCAGAAGCACTTGTTGGTGAAGCAATGCCGGGACAAACTGGTGCATCTAATCAAAACTCTGCTGGTGATATTGGTGGTGGTGATGTTGGATCATCCGAAACTAACCCTGCTGTTCTTAATGACAGTCCATCCGCTGGTACTTACACAAGTGCAACTGGTATGACAACTGCTCAAGCAGAAGCATTAGGTGATAGTTCAGATAACGGATTTGCTCAGATGGCATTCTCAATCGAGAAGTCAACTGTTACTGCTGTTAGTCGTGCGCTAAAAGCTGAGTACACAATGGAACTTGCACAAGATTTGAAAGCAATTCATGGTCTTGATGCAGAAACAGAACTTTCAAACATCCTAAGTTCTGAAATCCTCGCAGAAATCAACCGCGAAGTTATTCGCTCGTTGTATGTTACTGCGGTTAAAGGTGCTCAAGTTAACACAACTACTGCTGGTATCTTCGATTTAGATACAGATTCTAATGGTCGTTGGTCAGTTGAAAAATTCAAAGGTCTTATGTTCGCAATAGAACGTGATGCTAATGCGATTGGTCAACAGACTCGTAGAGGGAAGGGTAACATGGTTATCTGTTCAGCTGATGTTGCATCTGCACTTCAGATGGCTGGTGTACTTGATTATACTCCTGCTCTTGCAAACAACCTAAACGTAGACGACACAACTACCACATTTGCTGGTGTTATGAACGGACGTTATAAAGTATATGTTGATCCATATGCATCTAACGTAGCTGCTTCACAGTACTATGTTGTTGGTTATAAGGGTACTTCACCTTATGACGCTGGATTCTTCTACTGCCCATATGTTCCATTACAAATGGTACGTGCGGTTGGTGAAAATTCTTTCCAACCTAAGATTGGTTTCAAGACTCGTTATGGTCTTGCTGCTAACCCATTCGCTGCTGCTGGTGCAGTTGCTGCTGGAGACACAGTTAACTCTAATGGTTCTCTTGATGCAAACACCAATGCTTGGTATCGTAGGGTTAAAGTATCAAACCTTATGTAAAAAACATAAGAGTTGGGTCAACCAACCTAGAAAAAGGGGAATTCTTCGGAATTCCCTTTTTTTTGGCCTTTATTTAAAAAGGGTATTGACATTAACTAGTACAGTATGTTATAGTAGTACTTCAATCAAATTTGATTGTTAACAAGGAGAAATTATTATAATGATTACTTTTACAAAAACTGAAAAGGTTCTTAACGCACTTGTGAGTGGAGCAGAACTTACTGCAAAACAGATTACATCACGATATGGGGTAAAAAATGTTCGTGCGGTTATGAGCAAACTACGCACAGAGGGATACCCTATTTTCCTCAACAAGAAAGTGAGTTCATTTG